CTTCATCGGGCTTGCTGCTGTCGCCACAAAGCAAGCGGTTCTTGCCCAGGATCCAAAGATCGCCGGGCCTGGTCTTTGCTTCGTCAGGCGGCTCGGGGATGTCGTCGGGATCGGTTTGCCCGGCCTCGGTGCCAGAGTCGAGCAACCGCAACAGCTCGTCTCCTGAGAAGCCGGTCAGGTCGAGGTCAAACCCCATTTCTTGCAGTTCAGCCAATTCGAGAGGCAGCCGGTCCTGGTCCCATTGCGACATCGTGGCGGTCTGGTTGTCGGCAATGCGGTAAGCCTTGGCTTGGGCCGCGGAGAGCCCAACAGCGACATGCACCGGGACCATTTCCAGGCCCAGCTTGAGGGCTGCTTTGTAGCGCGTATGGCCGACGATGATGACGCCCTGCTCGTCCACGACGATCGGCTGGCGGAACCCGAATTCCTTTATCGATGCCACCACGGCGTCCACTGCGGCATCGTTGATCCGCGGATTGTTCTCATAGGGTCGGATCGAGGCGATCGGACGCATTTCGACGTGCATTAGGTGGAGTCCGTCATAAGATCGTTAGGGAGCCTTACCGTGCAAACGCAAGCTACGGGCCTCTACAGATAAGACCTTTGCATTTCGGGCGTAGATTGACGCAGGAAGAGAGCAAAAAAGGGAAATCTCCGGGCCAGGAAGTATTTACCCATTCACCAATTGCGCCCCCTCTCTCGCGTACGCGCGCGCACGCGGGTGTGCGTATGACGTGCGGGATAAATGGCGCAATATGTTAATAGGTTGTTGTTGTTATTTATTATCCCCTTTTTTCCTTATTTTTTGTTCTTTTACCCATCCCGACCTGTTGCGTTTTTGTCCCAGCTATCGCCGCCATAGGAAGGCTCTTGCAGCCAGTCGACCAACCGCATTGCGGGCGCAAAGGGCATTCTTTTGTAAAACGGTGGAATGATGAGTTTAGACCAGGCGGTAGAGCCGCTGGGGTGTCCCACCGGTTTTCCGCTCCTGGTATTCGATGAGACGCTGGTTCAACAGCGTGGTGCGCACTTCTTCGTGCTCACGTTCACTCCACGGGTGACGGCGGTTGATCTGCCAGAATGGCATCCAGTCATCACCGTGGCGTTCCTGCCATTTCCGCAGCGTAGCTACCAGCTTCTTGCAGCGGGCGTCGAATTCATTTTCGCTGACGTACTCGGTAGACATGAACAGCATGCGGCGGGTCTGGTGTTCGACAAAGGCGCACGCCCAGCGTGCGGCGTCCGCCGTGATTTGCGGCGCCACATGGTTTGCGCTACAGGCGTAGATAAGGGCCAGGCGGCGCGCCTTCTCGTTGGCACGGGCCCAGATGGCCATGCCGGCCTGATCAACCTTGTCTTCCGCCAAGCTGTACTCGGATTCTGCGCGTTCGCGGAATACACGCAGTATGTCCGCGGCATCCGGCGTATGCACCACAACTTTGGGGACCGGATGCAAGTCAGCCAGATTGGCCCGCCTCTCGCCCGGTGAGAAATCGGCCCACCATTGTGCGGTCCCCAGGATTGACCCGGGCACCTCGCGCACGATTGCATCCTGACCCTTGGCACGCTTGCCGGTCTCCATGATCAGCATGCGGGCGAAGAAGCCGTTCGACAGCATTTTGTGCGACAACGCCTCGTAATAATGCTTCGGAATCGCCGTGCCGAAGATGCAGAGGCACGGCTGATCGATGATGCCAGGTTCCTTGCTGGCCTTTACGCGCATCGGATAGATCGAGTTCGCGCTGGTGTACATCTTGAGCAGCACGTTCATGATCCCCTCGTGCCGTGCATCCTTGCCCAGGTTGATTTTGGCCATCAGGCCATCGATCTCATCAGTCTGGAACAGCATGGAAGGGTTGAGGTACAGCCGATCCTCGATTCCTTCGCCACTGGCAAACGTGTCGCCAAGGGAGCTGGGCATGCCTACATGCAAGAGAATGCGTTGATTTACCTTCCGGGGATGGTCTTTGCCGGCGCCGGAGTTGGCCAGGCCCAAAATGAATAGGTTGGTGCGGTTGTCCGAGTCGTCACGGACTTTGCGCCCGGCCAGCAGGGCCTGCAGGGCGAGGGCTCCGCAAAAAGCCAGTGCCGGCTCTGGGTAAGGAGCGGTCTTCAGCGTATAGGCCATCACCTCGTCAATGAAGCCAGGGACTGACAACAGATGATCTGGAATCGGCCCGGGATCGGAATTTTGCGGTGATTCCTCGCTCTCCCGGTCCGCACACATCTGGGCCCAATGGTTCTCGACCAGTGCTACGGTAATCTGATCGGGTTCGTACCCGGCGATGCTGGCCGCGATACGCTCGACCTCCCGCGGCGGCAAGGGCGGGACACACCGGTCGGCGTTGACCTGAAGCAGCGCAGCGGCCATCTCTGCCTGGGACATCCCGACTCTGCGCATGGTCCCGGCAAGTTTCGCCAGGGTGGCGTTCCGTTGGCCGCTTGGGATTTTGTTCGCGTCCGCCCTATCGGCCGTAACGTGCACAAACGTGGGCGAACCGTTGGCCAACTGATCGAGCTTCTCTACGAGCCAGCCAGGCGGTTCGGATAGGCTTTCGGGCGGGCCGTCCAGCTCCAGCCCGGGCGCCCAGCCGTACACCTTGTCGCCCAGTACCGAAGGCGGGACGACCACATAGCCGCCGTCGGCACGCGTATCGACCTTGGGCGCCAGCCGCGATTCCGTGCAGCGACATTTCTTTCCTGCCGGTTGGCGGAACAAGCGATGACTACCGCCATGTGGTGTCAGCACCATGGGCCCGCGGGTTAGATCAAGCAGCCGTTCGGGAGCGTCGGCCAACCACGGGTTGCCCTCGCCGTCGATGTCGAGGACCAACAACCCTTGCGTCGACAGGCCGACGTTTGCGTTCGGATGCGTCGTCCACCATTTTTCAATCTGGTCCGGGTCCACGGTGGCGTCCAGGTAGCCGTGCTCGGTAAGCGGCATCTTGGTGCCGGGTACGCACGGAAACACGGCATATCCCATCTCGGCATATGCCAGTGCTGCTTCCAGGAACTTGTTGTTCGCGTCATCCATGTTCAGCTCAGAAGGGTATTTCTTCCAGTTGCAAACCTGTATCTTCGCTAACCGGGATCACGTCCGGCATGGCGCCAAGCTCATAACTGACAATGCGGTCATACGGCTCGCCAGCCACGTTGCGGACGCTGATGGCGGTGGTAAGCGCTACGCCGCCGTTGCTGGCAATGGCCACGGCGTCCTCGGCAGTATCCGGAACCGGATCCGGCGAGCGGCGCTGCCACCATTGCACGGCTCGATGGCGCGCGTAGCCGTCGTGCTCGAAGCACACCCATTCCGACTTGTATTTCTGCCAGCCAATCTTGTATTCGACGCGCATGGATCTGCGCGCGTGATCACGCCTCGTGTACACGCTGTAGCGGACGTCCTGCACCGCATACCGGGTGGTCTTCACTTGTCTTGACAAGATGCCCGCCTCGCTGGCGGTGCTGTCGTGCTTCCGCCGTTGGGGAGGTGGGAAGGCGTAGCCGCAATGGGGGCAGGCGGCATAACCTGCGGCGATGACAGCCTGACACTCGGGGCACTCCTTGGCGGGTGCTGGCCGATCCCCTGCGCGCTTGGCCTCTGGCATTTGGAGCTGGTCGACCGGTCCGTGCCGCAACACGTTGCCGCCAAAATCCAGAACCAGACAGTCCAGCTTGCCCGGATGCAGACGGAAGCCTCGCCCGAGCATCTGGTAATAAAGTCCGGGGGACAGAGTCGGACGCAAGAGAACGACACAGTCGATATTCGTCGCGTCGAAGCCCGTGGTAAGCACATTGACGTTGCACAGATACTTCAATTCACCGCACCGAAAACGTTGCAGTAGCGCGTCGCGCTCACCGGTCGGCGTGTCACCACAGACAAACCCGCACTCGACGCCATGCTTCTGCGCCAGGACCTGCACGATGTGCTCGCCATGGCGAATGCCCGAGGCAAAGATCAGGCAGGCATGGCGCCCGTGCGTATGTTCGACAATCTCGGCGCAGGCGGCTTCCACCAAGGCGTCCTGGTCCATCAGGTTCTCGACCTCGTCGGCAACAAACTCGCCGCCACGGACATGCAAGGCGCCGGTGTCAACCTTGGTCCGCCCCGCCTTGGTTACCAGCGGACAGAGATAGCCGTCGCGAATGAGTTCGCGCACGCCAATTTCGTAACAGATGGTGTTCAGGAATCCGTCCGGCGTGCAGATCGGCCCGGTCTTCATGCGGAACGGCGTGGCGGTGAAGCCGATCATCCTGACGTTGGGATTCACGACGCGAGCGTCAGCCAGGAACTGGCGGTACATGCCGTCCCCTTCCTGGGGAACCAGGTGGGCTTCGTCGATCAGAATGAGGTCAAAGGCGCCAAGCTCGCAGGCACGCTGGTAAACCGACTGAATGCCGGCCACGATAACCTGGTGCTGCGTATCGCGGCGCTTGAGCCCGGCAGAGTACACGCCGAACCGGACTTCAGGGCAAATTGCGGTAAGTTTGTCCGCCGTCTGCTCGAGCAATTCCTTCACGTGCGCCAGGATGAGCACGCGCCCGTTCCAAAGTCCAATGGCGTCCTTGCAGATGGACGCTATAAGCGGCGTTTTACCGCCCGCCGTGGGAATCACCACGCACGGATTGTCCTCGTGCGTGCGCAGATGCTCGTAGACAGCGGCCTTGGCCGCTTGTTGGTAGGGCCTTAAGAGAATCATTTCAAATGTTCCGGATGCGAACGCGCGCCATCCCTCCGGCAACAGGCTCGCGCTTGTCAATTACGAGATGGACGATCTGGCTGTCGTCGGCGTAGGCACTGCCGTGCTGGAGAGCGTCGAGCAGGGCTTTTTGGATGTTGTCGATGTCCCTGCGGCGGTTGTCCGGGGGAAACGCTTCGACTTCGACAGCCAGCGGTCCTACCAACGGCTGTACACACCGGTCCGCGAGGATAGCCAGCACGCGTTGCCGGAACCGGCGCCCTTCGCGACTGATCAGGGTTCGTGGCCCTACCCGCCGCCAGTAATGATTAATGGAGGGCGGGTAGGGCAGGTCGATCTCAATCATGCGGGGCGCTTCCATGGTGGGGTGGTATTGGCGGAGGCCTGAGTCGAAGCCGGCGGCGCCGATTCCTTCTTGGCGTAGCCCTTGATCTCGTTCGCGAGCTCTCCGGTGTCCTCTCGTTTCCTTAGCTTCACGGTGATGAGCAAGGGCAAATTGTGCATGTCCACAGAATCGTTCGGCGCCAGCACACCCACAGCCCGACAAATAGCGGATAGCTCCGCCTGCGCAATCTGGACGGCTTGCGCGTTCGGGTTGTTGAGATTGAGCCGTGACCAAAGCTTCCGGCCCTTGTAGGGGCCTTCGGTCACCTCGAATGTTAGGTACAGGTAACTTCCGGTCCCTGCCTTGTTGGGCTTCATCTCGGACTCAGAAATCACCGCCAGGTATTTGCCCGCCGGTAGCGGGTCAAAATCCTTGCTCGGTTCCACTTGGTTTGCATCAAATCCACGCAAATCAGCCATTGGGTTTACCTCCCTCTGTTTGGCTGCGAGAAAGGGCCGCCATAAACGCCGCCCACGATAGCGGCAGGTCTTCGGCGATCCCATAACGGTTCTTGGCGACGCACGATGGACCGCCGACGCAGCGCAGGATGCGCTCGCCCCCGTCTTTGCCGATGGCATGGGCAATGGTGCGCTTCCGGTTGAAGCCGGTGTCTTCAGTCTGCGTGCGAATCTTCCGCGTGGCAAACAGCACGGCGTCGCTCCACTCGCTGATAAGCGCGGCGGCGTGCTTATGCAAACGCGGCGAGTAGCGGTCGTAAGGCGAGGACTCGGGGTCCTCGAAGCGCTCGACCTTAGAATGCGCGATCAGTAGCACAACCATGCCGCGGGCGCTGCGGAGCACGTTGAGGTGGTCGATGATCTCCCGCCAGAAGGTCAGGGCGTGCGTGTAGCCGCGGGCGTAGCCGCCATCGACCTTTTCGACGGAGTTGACGCCGTACTGGCCGCACAGCTTGTCCCACACAAGCCGCTCAAGCCAATCCAGCGAGTCGACGACAACCGTCTCGTACTCGTGCGGCTCGTTGCGCAGCTCCGCGAGCGCGCCTAGCACTTCGTCGTAGCTTGTGGCCAGCGGAAATCTCTCACAGGCGATCTCATCCAGGCCGTCCTCAGTCTGGACGAAGATCGGCTTGGGCGCACTAGCGGCGAGGGTGGACTTGCCGATACCCTCGGTGCCGTAGACGAGCAGCCTCGGCGGCTTCGGCGTTCGGCCCCGCTCGACGCGGGACATCAAAGTCATGTCTGGACCTCCTCGTGTTGACGGGGCTGGATGGCATCGACGCGCTCCACCCGGAATGCATCTTCGCCAAACTCCCGGCGGACATAGCCGACGAACAGGCGGTTGACGTCCCGGCCGACCGGTGTGGCCGCATCGATGACACAGGCGCGCCGATCACGGTCCAGGAAGTGCGTCGCATCGAGGCGGACCTGGGACTCGCCATGCAGGCTCTCTGCGCCCCAAAGGGCCAGGAGCAGCGTGGCTTCAATGTCCTCGACCTGGACGTGAGGCGGGAAAGAGTAGCGGTACAATTCCTTCGTCATGTCAGTTCCCCCGCGAATGGCAAAGGTCCTCTACAGGAAGACCTTTGCAATCCGCAGGTGAACTGACGCAGGGATCACAAATAAATCCGCAGGTCGGCGTCCTCGAAGCATTGGCGCAGGCGCTGGACCCGGCGCTGGAGCGTGGTACGTGGCACGCCCAGATCGCGCGCGGCTTGCGACAGCGACTGGCTCTTGAGCCGCTCGGCCAGG